TCTTTTCGGAAGCCGACTCCGACTTGTCTTCTGAAGATTGCGTTGTTAAAGAACTTTTGGCTTCCTCGGATTTCTCCTTGGTCGCTGAAACCTCATCCGAGGCTTCGAGTTTTGTTTGTTCGGCTTTTTCAGCAGGCGCGGGTGTCTGCTCGTTATCTCCGCTGGCCTTTTCTGTAGCTTCCGTTTCTACTTTGGCTTTTTCGTCTTCCTTGGGAGTAGGATTAAAATCCCGTCCTTCGTCAGCCGCTTGCGCCATCGCCAATACATCCGCTTCAGTTAGGTTGTTTGAATCCGCCATTTTGACCCTTTCTTACACTTTTCGGTAGGGAGTCATTCTACCTAAAGGTTAGTCGGCTACTGGTTCATCCGATCCATCCCCATAGCCTGGAATGGCGGAGTTAAGTTTTTGGGATGCCAACGACTCTAAAGTCGCAACGCAAGCCCTATATCCATTAGCACGCCCACAAGCTTCTGCAAGTTCCGCAGTTTTCTTCATCACGGCAGAGGCGTTTTGACGCAAGGTTAGGTTAAGCAAAATAAGGCTAAGGCGTTTCCCAGTTGGGGTTGACAAGAATCCAGTCCACGCCTTCTCATCTTCATCTTCCCACTTAGGCTCGTTGACCCATTCTTGATCTCTGATAAACGCCAATGCTGCTTTTAGTTTTCTCATAGCTTTATTGCCCAGGAATCGCCTTGGAATAGCGTATAGTCCTTTTGTCCTATTTCCTCAAGTAAAGCCATCTTGACTGACTTCCAACTCCAATCATGCCCAGCCATAATCCCGCCTTCTCTAAGCTTCTTGCGCCAGCCTTTTAGATCTGCAAGCACGCCTTCGTAGCGGTGATCTCCATCAATATAAACCAGGTCTAGCTCGCCATCCTTGAAGAATTCAAGCGCATCTAGGCTTTTGCCCCTGCTATATAAAACATTCTTAAATGGAGATACGCGCTCTTGGAACGCATCAAATACAAACTTCATCGGGCATTGCTGACTCGCCCTATCGTTAATGTCGTAGCCGTTTAGCCACGGATCTACGGCAAGAATATCCTTAAAATACTTTGCAAGAACTACTGTTCCCTCACCACTATAAGAACCAATCTCAACCGCCCTACCAGTTGCGCCTTGTTCGTTAGCCCACTGACAGAGATGTTTTAAGCCTTCCGCTTGGAAGGCATCCCGCATTACTGGTACTTTCAACCCGCCATCGGTGCTGGTGCTTGGCCTTGCATTGCTTCTGGAGGCAATTGTTGCCCCTGCTGTTGCATCTGAGCCTTACCTGCATCACGAAGCTGTTTCTGGATAGCGCGGGATGTATTGGGGTCAACCTGTTCCAACGCTGCCAAGTGCTGTTGTAAGTGTGCCATTAGAACTTGCATTGCGCTCTGATCGACCTGCTGCTGTCGCTGTTGAGCCGCTTGGTTAAACGCGAAGAGAACGGATATATGCGCTTTGTGATCATCGCTAGGCTTGATTGCGACTGGGAATCCAGTTGCAAGCATAGTCGCGATTTCAGTCGCTTGATCTTCAGCCTGATCGCCAGAGGCTGCGTTAGGATCTTGGAAGAGTCTGCGGACCAGCGATGGATCGTCTTGTTCAAGCACTGACTTTACCAGTTCGCCTTGATTGACAAAAGGATTATTTTGGAACATTTGCATTCGCGATACAGACTTCTGCAACGCAAACTGGCGGTTAATGAAGTCAAGTCCACCCTTTGGCTCAATGGAATACTCATCGTGGATACCTTCGGGTGGCATCGTGCCAGTCTCTTCAGCATAGCGATACATCAAGTCTTTCTTGTTGTACTGCGTGTAAAGCGACCAGCACTGTTTAAAGAGATGGGCTAGACCCATTCGAAACATACGATTGCGAAGATCGCCAGACGCTGCTGCTTGCGACTGCAACGCTTGAATCTCTGTGGCAGTCTTGCGATCCGATACTTGGAACTGAGAGCCAGAACCAAAGTCTGGATTGCCCATCCGCTGTTCAGAAAGCAGACGCTCTTCAAGCATCAGTTTCTGGAAGTCAAATGGAGGCTGGCTAAACTGAACTGGCTTTAAGCCTTGTGGCAGAATCTGCCCAGGTTGCATCTTCAAGTTCGATGTGTTTAGCGATATTGGATTCTGTGCTTCAAAAACGGGTCGGTTGGCCAGTTCAACGTAATCGGAGAGGGAGTTCTTTAGCTTATTTAGCAGATTCTCATTAGGGAGCAGGATCTCTGCTACGCCTCTCGGACTGTACCAACCGCCCCCTGTGACCTCATAGGGGAAATCTACGAAAGGTGGTTCACCGTGACGATAGGGCAATGTGAAGGGCTTGCGGACATCTTCAGTTACGACAAGCGGACTGTACGTCTCGACCTTCCATCCGTCTTCAGAAGGTGTGTACATCTCCCAAAGAATAATGCGATCATTCTCAGCTTCCTGAGTAATTCCCTCGCGTCTATAAATCTCGTCTTGAATCTCACTTCGTAAGCCCACCGATTTGGAGGGTTTACCAGAAATTGTTTTGATAAAGTTCTCATCCTGCTTGTACAATGGATTTGCCTTATAGGAATCGACACTCGTTGAGATGATGTGAACGATGAAATCTGCATCTTTGAACTCCTTGGTATAGGAAGGAACGATGATATGGAATGGATCAATTGCCTCAAACTCAATGCGCTTCTTGTCCTCGTTCCAGATTACCTTTGACACGCCACGTCCGTAGAGCAACAAGTTGTCAATTACGGAAACAATCTCTTTCTGAAAGTTTGTACGCTCACGCATATTGTAATCAAACCAACGCTCGGCTGATACGGTCAGCGGTGTCAACTGCTGGCGCATCGGTACAAAGCTGGAAAGAATGTCGTTGCCAATCGCGCTGTTGACGAAGCTTGGCTTCAGCTTCTCAATCGCTGTGTCAATTAGCTGAACGTGGAGATCTGCTGCTGTAGGCCAAGGCTTGACCTTGCGGCGTACACCAAAGTAGCGAGCTTGATAGAACAACCGTTGGCGGTTCTCCCAAGTCTCTCGCTGGTTAAGCGCATCAATGATCCTTGTATAATAATCTGTACGGCGCGTATCTTTAGCGTTCATTTTTGTCTTTCTCTGCTCAATTCAAATGACAGATCGTTGACGTAATGCAAAGCACGCTTGGCCCAAGCGCGTATTTTTGGATCAGCAGTACGGATAGAAGAATAGTTTTCATCTCGCATTAAAGACTCAACTGCCCCCGTTGTTTGGGTTACTGGTGTCGTTGTTGCGCAACCACCAAGACTCACCACGCAAATCACGCTCAATAGCTTCGCGATTCTTGCGCCAATCGGCTTCAAGGTTTTGTGTTCGCTTTTCTTTCCAACCTGGAATGATGCGAAACACGGCTGCGATGATCTCAAGGATTGCACGCAGCACAAATAAATTATTTAATATTTAACCCGACTGTCTTTAGGAAGTTTACGATCTTTTCCAAGATCGAATCATCCGCTGGGGTCGGTGTGAGTTTAACAATGATGCGAGCAGCGAGAACGATGCCACCAACAGCGGCTACGATCTCTTGCCAATTTGAAGTAATCCAATTCCAGATATTCATAGTGTTTATCCTCCTGGGTCAAATCCAGCCATGACGGGATCGTGGGATACCATCATTTCTTGAAGTGACTTCCAAGTTGGACGCTCTATCTGAAATGTCAAGTCAAGACCTACATTTGTGCTACTGAGGCATAAGGCCAGTGCGTCAGCTCTGTCGGGTGATGCTATGCCTCTGGCACGCATTGAGTCCTTGGATTCCACGCCAAGCTTGCCCTTGCTATTGGTGATTGTACGCCTGCAAGTCAACTGCGCGGTCAAGTCCTCATCCTCTGGCAGTATAATCTCAGCATCCTCAATCTTCTTTGCCATCCCATACCACATCTCAGCAGACCGATTGGTATAGGCGTTGTTGTCATAGGCAGTAGCCCCAAAGTTCACGCGATTGACTGCCCATCCAGACTCGGCCAAGGCATCGCACATGACCATCCCCATCCCGCTTGCGTCAGCGTAGATGTTGTTGGCTTCTAGCCCAGCCTTCTTAAATTCGACTATAAACCTGCCAACCGCTGCCATCGTGTCTTTCTCACGCCAAGCAATCATAGGTAGAATCTTGTTGCCATCGCTGATACAAATGACGTTTTGATCGCCACCCGCTGCAAAGTCCACGCCTGCTATGCGTACACCTGGCTTGAATCTGGGTGGCGTGTTGTAGCAGTTCTGTAGCTGGGTGAGGTTGATAACTAGGCTTTCCAGCCCTATGTCAACAAACTCGCCGTAGATCATAGATCGGGTCAGCGGGTGCTTCTCGCCATATCGCTGGACTACCTCATCAATCTGAGTCTGTGTTATGTGTGGGCAGTCAAACGCTGTGACTGCGTGCTTTGACCACATATTCGCTTCCTTAGTAAACGCACGATAGAACGCACCGCTAGTTCCGCCTGGACTGGATGCGATTAGCAAGCGGGTTGGTTGACATCGACTGATAGCCTCAAACAGCGGGTCGGCTACGGTCTTGGCTTCGTCCACTACCATCAGCAATGGATGGTATTCGTGGTCTTCTGCGTGCCAGCCTTCAGCACGCCCAGGATCAGTCGCTGAGTACCCTATAATGCGTGATGTGTTGCCGTTGGGGTGGAGGTAGCGGATCTCGCCAGATGTTACCTCCCAAGCCCCACCAAGCTTGGCAATGTGATTGCGCAGGCTAGGCCAAAGTTGGCTTTCGACTTGGCGGAAAACGCCTGCCGTGGTTACAGCGATTGAGCGCGGGTAAACGAGCGCGTGCCATATCAAAATAGCCGAAATGACTGTGCTGGTCTTGCCAGAGCCGTTGGCTGCACGCAAGGCTACGCGACAGTCTCTAGGCTCTAAATCGCGCAATACCTTCCTTTGCCAATCATAAAGATTGATGCCCAAGACATTAGATGCGAATGCAGATGGTTTAGAGAGGTCTTCAAGTATCTCCTCTTGCGTGCGTTTGGGAGGCTTTGGCATAGGCGTATGTTAAGACCTCTTTTTGTTTTGAGCCACAATAATTTGGGGGGGTATATGCGTATTAAATGGGGGCTGGGGGGTTGGCAGGGGGCGTGGTGGTGGGAGGATACTTTGCCAAGGACTCTGCTCTAGGTTTGCGAAGTTTCATTCGCTTGTGACGAGGCTTAGGAGTTTTTGCTTGTGCATCTTGTTGTTGCTCAACACTGTTGGTCTTGTTGATACAATACTTATTATTCGACAAATCATTTTCTGGTTTGGTAGTAACTGGTTGAATATCAATGTAGTTATGACCGCTTTCAATTTGTCGCTTTTCCGCACTCGCCGTATTTTTCTTTCTCACCGCGATGCCCGCGAGTAAAGAGGCTAAGTTTCCGCTTATCCCGTGCGTAACGTCTTGCGTAACATTCAGCCGCGCACTTGGTTGCGCATATCCATGCGTTCTTTCTAGTATCCAGGCTCGCGCCTGCCAACTCTTTTCCCCTGCTAGTTCTACGCTGCGAAGCAATCCCATCTCATGTTCACGCCTTGCCTTTTTTACAAGCCTTCCGAAGTCTTGGCGTTTACTTATCCACCCTTGCGCAGTGCTAGGGTTTATTCCTATATACTCTGCCGCGCGTTCTAAAGTAAACCCCGCGCGCACTGCATCTATTATCTTCGCGCCTAGTTTTTCATCGTATTGCGTAGGCCTACCATTTTTCGCCTTATCGGTTGGCAATTCTAACGCGCTTGGAGATGCGCCTGATTCATCCATAAGTCATCCTTATACCTTATTTGAGGCTAAAAGAAAGTGTAGACAATACCAGCCGATGGCATTATCTTGCTCAAATGAATAACACATATCTAACCCAACCCAACGGGGTTAAAGCCGTTGGGAAAACAATATTTGACAATCAGGATTCTAAAGGCCGTCAATTCCTTTGGAATCTTTTCGAGGATGGTTCTGCGATGACTCGCGAGATTACTCGCCATTCACGCTATGCAGGCAGCGCGGTTGAAACTTACCGCGAGATTCACGCCGCAGGCTCAGAGATGGCGCGCCTAATCGCGCTTAAAGTGGAGAGTGCAAAATGACTGACCTTATCATCGCTATCATCTTCCTCTCGCCATGCGTTTTATTCATGGCGATGGGGTATTTTGGCAAAAACTAAAAACAAAAAAGGAAACACACACAATGCAAGCTATACAAACAAAATACTACGGCGCAACTAACCACAGAGGCGCAAGAATTAAAGCAACTTGTGACGCTGGTCAGATCACAATTCCATGGAGTTATGATCTTGGCACAGGGGCAAACCATGAGGCAGCATGCAAGGCATTAAAGAAAAAAATCCAACTGCAAAACGAAAAAAGATATTTGAATTATACATGCGCGGATGATCCTTGGATTCAACCTATGATCGGCGGTGCGCTGCCGAATAACGCGGGATATGCGTTTGTGTTTGTGGGGGATTTAAAATGATGACATTCGAGCATGCGACAACGTCAACGGGCGGCGGATTCTCTCGCCCTTCTAAAATGCCTTGCCCCGCTTATTCTATTCCTGCTTCCCTTTGCAAGGTAGGCGGGAAGCTGAGAAAGGTAGAGGGTTCGGTGTGTAGTAAGTGCTACGCGATGAAAGGAAACTATGGCTTTCCCGCAGTACGGGCTGCCTTGGCTCGCCGTTTGCGTTCCTTGCGCCGTAGCGATTGGGTGGAAAGTATGGTCTACCTAATTGAAGCAGAGGGTAACGCATTTTTTAGGTGGCATGATTCTGGAGATATCCAGAATCAGAATCATCTTAAAAAGATCATAGAGGTTTGCGAGCGCACGCCTGGAGTGCGCCATTGGCTGCCTACAAGAGAAGCTGGCATTCTTCAATCGTTCATCAATAACGGCGGGAAAGTGCCTGCGAATCTTACCATTCGCCTTTCCGCGCATATGATAGATGGGATTGCGCCGTTGCCATTGGCTAGGCGATTAGGCGTTCAAGTTTCGACTGTAGTTACGAGCGGGAAAACTTGCCCATCCGCTGAGCAGGGGAACAAGTGTCTTACCTGTCGCGCTTGTTGGGATAAAAATAAGGAGATAGTAGCATATGGAAAACATTAAAGGAAAGTTCGGGAATAAAGAATTCAAAATTTGGAAGGATTCAGAAATTGAACTTTATTTTTGGGCATGGGGAATCTATGGCGGCCAAGTGGCAAGCCTGGCAAGATGTTGGGAAAGTATACGTTGCGCGGCTAGCGTTTGGGAGAAGGATAGCGCGGGCAATTGGAGACATTCAAGTGAGGCGATAACATCGTGACATCCTACGCCGTTTACAATTCATGCGGCCAATTCCAGGCACGCTTTTTGACCTGGAGGAGCGCACTGCGTTGGGCAATCCGTGAAGGCATGGAATGGACCGCAATAATAAGAAAGGAGGTAGGCGAATGAATTCCCCTCAAATATATGCCTTGGGCTTGCTCCACGGCTGCTTAGTTTTGGGCTTTGTGGTGCTGGTATGGCCACGCAGTAAACGGAAATAGTTTTCCCTCGTCTCTCCTCGTTACTGAGGGGAGGAGAGGTCAAACTCGATAGAGATGGCCTACAAACGGCAGCGCAGCGATGCGCGAATGAAATAAGAAAGGCACACGATATGAAATATAAAGTGAGGGACATGGAAAGCGGTAAGGAATATATTTGGTCGATAAGGCAAATGATAAGCGAAATCAATAGGGACAGATCGGATACTTGGCTGCCTTATGATGCGAGCGATTGGATAGAGGGTTGGAAGCATTGGGTAGAGGGTGAGGCGTTTGAGATTGTTAGCAGATAGCCCACCAAGGAGAACACATGACACACCCTAAGCAATTAGATGAAGCTGGAATTACTGAAAGTTATCTTAAAAAGCTGGCCAAGAAGGAGGGCGTATCTTATAAGAAAGCCTTGCAGATAGCTATGGAACAATGGGGAGAGTATTCCCTAAGGCTGATTAACAAGATTGTCGGGGAGGAAATTAAGACAAGATAACAAACCCGCCAAGGGTTCAAACCCCACCGGCTTCGCGCTTGCCTATAAACGGCAGCGCAGGCAATCCGTCTTTACAAACAGAAGCATAGCACCCTATAAGGACAACATAAAAAAATGACAGAAGATGAAATTATCAAAGCCTACCTTTCGCGCCTAGGTAAGAAAGGCGGGAGCGTCAAAGGATCTTGCAAGGCTCGCAAGCTTTCGCGGGAGCATTACCAAACGGTAGCGCAGGCACAACGGGAGCGTTGGCAAAAGTGGCGGACCGAAAACGGTAGGCCAGCCAACAAACGGTAGCGTAGCCTTTCGCGGGAGCGTTAGCCCTATGAGGGGTGTGTAGAATAGCCCTATAAGGGCTATATAAACGGCAGTCTAGCGACCGATAGATATGCAACAGGCTTGATTGCCTAATGGATTTGGAGTTGGCCTTGGTTTTGGTTTAGGCTTTTCTTTAGTTTGCTTGCTCATCGCACCTTGGTACAACACGCCTGGAGTGAGATCCAGTAATAATTTTCTTTGGGCTGATTCCAAACTTTTGATTCTTACTGGCAACAGATTTAGATATTAGCTCCAAAGTTTCTGGCAATAGTTTTTTACCCGATTTAGATGAGTTGCATCCAACACAACAAGCAACAAGATTATCTGCGGTGTCTTCGCCACCTTCTATTTTTGGTATGATGTGATCGCACACTATTTTGATGTCATCTTCGGATGGTGTCCTTCCGCAATACTGACACCTGCATCCATCCCTATTGAATATCAAAAATTGGTCGCCCTTGGATCTCTTGTCTGACCTAATGCTTGCACATTTTGGTGAGCATGTTGCGGCAGAGAAAACCTTGTGAGTAATGTCTGCTCCACATTCAGAACAGAATCTTGCCACTTTGGGCATGTCTTGGGGCTTGCCAATGCTTTTGCATAGCTTACAAAATTTATTATAACCCCTCTTGCTTGACCTATCTATGCTAAATTTTGATACTTCCTTAAACTCTCCACAACACCTGCATTCTATCAAATTCAGGCCATAATTGCCTTGTGGCTCTTCTCTCAATATGGAGCTGTTCATAGAGATTGAGCCTACGCGACCCATTTCTTGGTTCAAAACCCCGTATAAACGATCCTGAAGCGATTGTGTGCGGTTTAGATGGGTAGTCACAGCTCGCTTTTACCAGTTCTTGCAGCTCCAATGCCTAGCTGTCAGCTTGCTTGGGGGCTTGGAATCGCACTGATGCCTAGCTCTGAAGCTTTTACGGCGGTCTGGATTACTCTTCTTGATGGTCATCTTGGGATCGCCATAGCGGATAGTCTTGCTTTCGCCGCCTTGGCACGCCCTTACTAAAAATTTCTTTGGTCCTCCAGGTGTCCTGCGAGGGCTGTTACAGGGTAAATCTTGTGTACTCATTGGTCATCTACCTCATCTTGGTCCCAAACGTCAGGAATCGAGTCTTGGAGCGATTGGAGTGCCTTCTGGTGGCTTTCAAAGAAGCCTGACAGCCTCTTGACCTGCTCGGTAAGGCTGTTCCACTGCACTTCGAAGACTTCATAGGAGCAGTTAGCATTCATATCGTCTACCAATTGGCCTAGCAAACGTAGCACGCCATGCAACTGGGCGTTCTCACGTTGAAGCAGGCCAATGAACTTGTGCGCTACCTTCAACTGCTCCCTATCGTGGTTCAAACCCGCCCTTCTTGGCCTTCATTAGCCTCCACACCTTGGGGCTGATGGTGCTTTTAGATTTAGGACGGCTAGTGCCAGCCTTACGGCGAGCGTTGATATTCGCATACAAACCAGGCTTACTCTTGTTCATTTCACGATTGTACCACACCCACCACCTGATAACCAACTTCGTTCCTTGGCAGGTGTGAGCGTGTCCAGCCAACCCAACCAGCCCAGCCCAGCCCTGCCAGCCCTGTTTGTTCATTTAGGAGAACGCTACGGAAATAGCGTAGCGTAGTAGGGACAGGACGGACTAAGGAGTCCTGTTCCTACTTTTCCTTCGCGAATTATTCCTTATATATATAAGGAGTCTGACTGCTCAAGGAATGATAGTGTTTTGAAAGTGGATTAGAAAGTGGTCTGATTGGCAATATACAAGCCGCTGTCAGACAATATCTTGTTAGCTTTATGAAGGCGTTTTAGATAGCGATAAAAGGTACTTTCCGATACTTCCAACTTTTCAATGATATGACGACATAAATCACCAGCTTGCCACTGCTTGCTACCCATCTCAGTTAAGAACCTTTTATCGTCAACAGCCTTGTGTGCGCCTGGTTTCTTTAGCTTGTCGGGGTTGAGTGCAAAGTTGGCTTGGAACAGCGGGTAATGCCACTGGACTACAAAGCTATCTACTGGCGGGAAGTTACGCAGCGTGATGTCACAAGTGTAAGTCTTCTCATCCTCCTCGTGGGCAGTCAGAACGACCAGCGTATCTGGATTACGGGCGAACACGCCCGACCCACTGAAGCGGTCAATCGACTCCGCACCCGACTTGTTACCCTTGCTGAAGTGGTGCGACAGGATAATCGACAGATTGTGGCGGGTCGCTAGGTACTCAAACTCATTCATCAAACTTGACATATCGCCTGCGCTGTTCTCATCTCTCTCGCCCATCAGCATGTAGTTAGGGTCAAGTATGATCGCTTGGTATCCCTTACCTTCAATCTGCTTCTCGATCATAGGACGGATGAGAGTCAAGTCGGCAGCGTGACCTCGGAGCGTCCAGACATCAAAGTCATCTGCCTTATCCTCTAGTCCTTTGGCCTTGATAACATCAGCTAACCGATTGCGGAATGACCATTCTTGTATCTCGAAATTGATAAACAACACCCGCGACATCTTGCACTGTTGCCCCCACCAAGGCACACCAGCATGTAACGAAAGGGCTAAGTCGATTAGACTCCAACTCTTAAACGCCTTGCTACCTCCACCCAGCAACATCTTCCCGCCTCTGTGCAGCATTCCCTCAATTAACGTCTCTGGTGCGGGTAGGTCTTCCTTAACAAGTTGTGCATAAGATTTGATCGGCGGCCACTCGTCCGTCTTCGGTTTGATACCAAGTGCTACTGCTGGCTCTATCATTTTCCTCCTTTGCAAAACCATAATAGGCTCTGCATTTTGTCTTCTCTCTTTGCCCCAGGAATCCTAACGGGTTGGCTGGGTTTGAATGTTGCAGGATCGCATCCTAAAGGAATAAGAAAAGCTTTTAACTGTTCCACCCATTCGCTCTTTGGTGGCATCTCAAACCAACCATGCAAGCTCTTTCCGCCAGTATTAACAACAGCGTGTAGCTTCATGCTGAACAAGTCACGCATCAATTGAAACACCGCGCCCATCTGTGGCTTTGTTAAAACATCCGACTCGACAACCAAGAAGATCCTATCCTCAACCGTATCGTTGGACCTACTGACTGTGCCTTGCTTGTAGGTCGCGCCAGTTGTGTACTGCCCAATCGGTTCATCCAGCTTCTTCCAATCGTAAGCTGTGCGGAAGTTCTGTGGATGCTTACCACTATCCGTCACGTTACCTATCCAGATGTTATCGACAGCGTTGAACAGCGACAGGAACAACTGATAGTCCTGCGCTGGATCGTCCAGCTTGGTCGGACTTTCCTCAAACATATCCGCCGTCTCCCAATTGTAGTGCGTGAGGTAGCGTTGCTTGTTTGACTCGGCAATCGTCTTAATCCTATCCAATACCTCTGAGTGCGGGTCTTTCTTAATGACCAACTTCGGTACGGCTGTGCCACCCGACATAATGTTTACTGGCTTGTAAAGAACATCGCTCGATATGGCTCGGCGCAGCTTGCGGTTAGCCTCATCACGATACGGCGTGCAGGAGGTATGCCAGCAGAAGATAGTCGGCGCGCCATCCACGAACACCGTTGTATCTCTGATGCGGGTATGGCTGGTATGTGCAGCCTCGCCTGGACACTTGCACAGCCCATGGTTCTCGGACTGCCAATCCACTTGGCCTACGATCTCTTCAGCTTGTCGTTGTGCGGGGGTCATTTCCAGAACCTAAAAATTCTTGCCTCTTCGAGAGCCTTCATAATTATCGACGCATCGGCGTTATATCTTTTATCGTCTGAATCATTATTCTCATCACAGCATTCTATCCTCGCCGACCTTCCGTTAAACTCATATCCAAAGCAACCACAAAAAGTGCATTGACAAAACATATAACCACAATCCCAACCACCGCACCCAGAAGAGCATTCATACTGTCCAGAATTACCAGTCCAATCATTGATTGCGTGATTCTCGTAATCCTTGACACTACCCAAGATTGCAATTCTTTTGTGGAATCCAAACATCTCAACCTTCCTTGAATCGTAATCAGATATGATTATATCTTTATTTGATGGTTTAATCTCAAGGTATAAATCCTTATCAAACATTCCGCTTTTAGGTATAAAGAAATCTGGCAAGTATTTTATTGTTTTCCCTCCATCCTTCATCTCGTAACCTTGTGGCTCATATTCAAAATCAATACCAAGACAATCCAGAAACACAGCCCACCTAGCCTCGTTCTTCGATCTGTACTTTATAGAATTATATTCAGTCTCTATCGCTTTTATTGTTTTCATAATAGAAATTCAAACTGGCTCTGATTCAAGGGGTAGACACACTGAGGAAACGCCCGATGCAAGATCTCCTTGCATACCACAACGCCAGTTAGTTATTTGTTCTTTAAAGCCTCCAATACCTTGTCAACCTTCTCCACCGATTGCCAAGGCAAAATGGTGTGTCTGCACCTAGGGCATCTTTCTAAGTCAAGGTCTTTAATAGTTTCCCCGCCTATGTGGTAGTCCTCGACTATTGCCTCATAAGTTCCTTTCCAGCATTCGGCACACAAACCTTTAGGCGGGAGCATCCCATTCTCCATGGCAAGCTCGTCCATTCCTTTTAACATTCTGTCGGAGATGTCGGAAGGTCCGTCCTCAAGCCAGCAATCGTCTTGGGTTACGCAAAGGGTGTAAGTTTCCTCGCCCCAACGGAACTTTACTTTGTTCATTTCTTCTCCTCCAACTCCATCGCTTTCTTGCTGGCCTCGACAATATCCTGCGCTGTTATATTGCGCAGCGCATTGCACCACATCTGCGTCTTCGGTGTCTTGTTTGTAGCATCCTTACACTTGGCCTGTGGCAACCCAGCGTGCGGACGGCAAGGTGCGTGTGGGCAAGTATCGGGTTTGAACACCGACACGTTCTTAGGATAAAAACTCATACGATCTCGTGGGTCGTAGCTGCCCCACAACGACACACACGGCGTATCCAACCCAGCAGCCATGTGGTTGACACTACTATCTGGCGCGACAACGAAGTCAGCCCCGCTGATAATCGGGAACAGCGAGCGTACAGCCTTGGTGCAGTTGAATAGGTCAATCACTCTCGGATGATCCACCTTAAAGTTGTTGCTGTTATCCAGCCCAATAATAACAGCGTGATGTTTTGGGTAAGCCTCTAGCAACGCCAGCACCGCCTCCTGCCCCATCGTTGGCGGGTAGGTGCGGGTCGGACCGCTGGACGAAACATGGTAGGCAAAGAACGGACTAGGCAACGGCCACTTGCCCATCGCCTTCAACTCTTCGTGGTCTGGCTCGATGAGATGTAGGACTGGCTTACAATACTTCGCCATCGTATTCTCATCCCACACACCCATCCACTCGTAGATCCGCTGGTAGCAGTTGCCAGGACCAGTGCCTAGCTTCGTGTTGCCAACCTGCCCGCTGAATAGATCGTCAGTAGGTAGGTGTGCATCGAAAGAATCCCACGCCTCCAGCGAGGATGGCAACGGCCACAGCTTTGCACCCAGCCCAGCGTAGAGAGGAAGGTTACGAGCAGGAGCGTACACCTCGACAACCCCACCCGACTCTTGCACCAAGTAGTTGACGAAGGCGGTAGCAATGATCGCGTCACCAATTGCGCCAGCGCGGTACACGGCTGTTGCGCCACCAGCAGCGCGCCCCTTGTAGTACGGCTTGATCTTGTGTGGGCAAGGGATTGAATCGTCCCAGGTTGGTCCAGTTAGCTCATCGGGCAGTACATAGGTAGTGCGCGGGTAGAGCATATTGTCATCGACCTTGTGAATTGCGTTTGTGTTGTTAGTCCATAGTTTCATTTGTTATCCTCCAATATTTCCTTTGCTATTAGTGCAGCCGCATCGACCATCGTGATTATTTGTATAATGTCAATCACTCTTCCATGAGAAGCGCGATCCCTCTCTATTGCCAGTTTGTCGCGAGCAATGAGAAGGATGTCGCGCCCCCACTTGAGGCGATCTTTAGCCTCAACTTGCATCACGAACCAGATCGCATCCGAAACTTGCGAGGCGATTTGTTGCTCTTCCCAGCAGCAGAGAGTGCTATCGCAATCATCTGCTGACGCGAGCGAGGCTTACCGCCTGCTCCACGCTCGCTACCCTTCTTGCGGTTGTCCGCTGCTAGTTCGCTCATGTTCTTCGATACGTTTTTACCTAGTGGCATTGTTTAGTTTCCCTTCTGTTTATGGTTTACCGACGAAGACATTCTTTGGCCGCCTTCCTTAAAGTACCTAACAAATAAATGTTTTCTCGATCTCTTTTTCCACTCTCCCTTTATTTCGCTATACTTAACACCCTTTAACTTGCCAACCTTTTTGCCATCAACAAATAGGTCCGTCTTTTGTGCCGTAAGGCCAATATATGTGAAATTACTTGCTTTATATATTGTTCCAGTGTGGTTCTGCTCTGTGTCGGCGTATGTGATTACTCCACGCAAGGAAGGATGCAATTTCTTTAACATTCTCATGGAAACAGAGATAACTCGGCTTTCTGAAAATTTTGGGCATAGCTCGGACAGGGCAAGCCTTGTAAGCTCAAAGAACTCTGACTGTGTTTTTTGGCTGTAGATTCCCTTTATATTTTTTGCGTTTGGTATTCCATAAGATATTGCTCCAAGTATTTCCCCATTGAAATATGCTCCAAAATTAAATGACGCAAGAAAACCGTTACCTCCGAGATAGTGCCACTTACAATAACAATCAAATGCAGTATCGTGACGAATAGGACGAAGCAAAAGTTGGAGCGCAGAGGTCGGAATTGCACCGCCGTCATCCCCTTGGAATAGGGGAAGTTCTACTACTGAACTATCTGCGCGTAAAATTTTCACGCTGTCTCCTCACCAACAACGTCATCCCACGTTGCTTCTTCTCCGTGCCAGACCTGCGGTTGCGAGCGCAACCATTTAGGCTTGTCACCTGGAGTGGTGAAACTTGATTCATTCCAAAGAACATTATTACCTGGAACAGCCGTGATTCTTCCATTGTTAAGTGCAATGAAATGGTGTGACTTAGTTTGTTGTGGAGACATCGAGAATCCATCTCCGTAAGGCTCGGCTGTGAATAGATAACGACCAACTTCCCAAATCTTTCTGTTGGCGATCCAAACCTTGCAGGACAACCCCATCAGATAATCGTACTCAATCGTTGTGAAGTTCCATCCAAAACAATCCCAGCGTTGGGCATCGTTAATGTCCCAATCCATAATTGCAATCTCGCCGTGAGCTAGAGCGTGTAGTGGTAGTCCTCGGTACAGCGCGCCACACTTGAGCATAACTGTGCAACCCCAAGCTCGCCCTGGTATAGCAGTCAACCCAAACCACACAGCATCTCCTATCTCTTCATTCTCTCCATCCGATACAAAGGTCAAGTCAACCTTGACGTATTGATGGCGAGGTAGATTGGCAGCGTGTGTCATCGCCAAGCAGGTCCAGTAAACCAGGCCACCAACACCCAGCGCGTTCCCCATATCGGCGCACGCGCACGATGCTCGATGTAGGACGGAAACCAGCAGCCTGCACCTTGCTCTCGGATGAACTGAGTGTTCACCATATCAGCCTTGGCCTGCAACCCTCCACCGATATACTCCTCTGGCGCGGACAGGTTAACCACAGCCGTCAGCTTGCGTACTGGTGCTTCTGATGTGTAGGTGTCGTAGTGCCAAGAGAACTTCTGTAGTGGGCGGTATTGCAGCACCTGCAACTGTTGGATGCCTTGGATGTCGAAACGCCATTGCTCGGCATTGATGCCTTCCGTAATCTCTCGCATCACATTGTAGATCCATTCGTAATGTTTGGCGAAAGGTATCCAGCACGATGAGCAGGTTCGCGTACGCGATACCGTACGGGTCACTCCATCCTTTGACAGCACTGGCGCACGCTTCATCCCGATCACTTCCGCATCTTGACGCAGCATCTCGCACTGCGTCTTGGTTAGGACATAGCGATCCACCGAAGCGGTTAATACTTTCTGCTTAAACTCGTTCATTTGAGTTCCTCGCATAGTTCTAGCAACGCCTTGTTTAGTGCGTACTCGAAGCAAGCCATCTTATCTTTAGCCAAGTGCTGACGGCCAGCCTTTGCCAACGCCTCGTAAAGATCATCGTCAACATCAAGCATTACCCTTACGGATTTTTGCTCTAATGTTTTTACCAGAGTTATCTTTCTGTCTTTCTTTCTCATCTGTCTAGTTCCTTTCTTATGATTTCGATTAACTTGAAGATCAAGTAACCAGCGCAGTATAGTGCCGACAAAGTCAGCGAACTGTAAAGCACAAACCAACCGATTACCCAAACAACTCCAGCTATATCAAGTAGGCAGAACATAGTCGTTTTCCTTTAGTTTCCGTAGTAACGTGCGGTTATCGATCTGCACCCCGCTGGCTCTGCACCACCAAGAAACAACGCCCGTCTTAAAGTCACGCAGTAGCTTCTGTACTTCGTGCGAGTTTTTGTACTCCAGAGCATCGTTGAGTGGCACGCCCTGGTGGCCTTTAACAATCTTCATGCCCTTAACCATCCCTCGCTTGCGTAGCATCCGCAGGTCGCGGATAGCTTGTAGTGCAACCTCCCCAGCCAACTGCTGCACCCTGTCATCGTAATCACCGCGACATAGCTGCGTGGACCTCACCGACCCAGCTCCACCAGCTTCGCTTCATCAGCCTTGATCTGGTTAGCTAACTTAACCAGATCGTTTGACTGCCCAGCGTAATGGATAATCATCGCATCCTTGTAGCGGTCCAATCCAAAGTGCGACTCCACACTGGTCATGCAATTAAATGACGGGTCAAGCTCTGTCAGCGGGATGTTCCATAGGTGCGCCATCACGTTGAGCCAGGTCTGCTCGGCAAAATGATTTGGGTGCAGGCCAATGGGCGGCATTGATAGGATACCAACGGCCTTGGTATGAACTACGAACACGCCAGTATTGACATAGAACTTAGGCTCAATCACGCCTCCGAAAGCTCCAGCCAGCTTGACCATATCTGGCTTTCGGTCCAGATAAGCTCCTTCGTCAAAGGCACAGAACACCCCAGCGTCATCGGAAAGTTTGGGACAATCGGCTGCAATCAGAACATCAGCGTCAACAAATGTTACCTGCTCGTATCCTTTCGTTGCCATGATGTTTCCAATGGCTGACTTGGAGTATTGGCTTGGATGCGTGAGTGGTTTGTCGATCAGAATGAAGTCAGTGCTGTGGCGTTTACAGTATGCCTCCATCCTCGGCCTAGTCAGATCAATAATCTTCTGCCAATCCTCACCGAACGATTGTGTTACTAATGCTTGTTTCATTTTACGTTCTTCCATATTTTGCCATGCTCATCCAGCGCGGATGACCAGGTCATCATCTTGTTGTAGATGCTGTAGGCATAGCCAAACCTCATCAGCGTGAGGCTAATCAGATCACCGATCTGATAACAGATCCAAGACAAGGCAAGTTTCATTCTCTTGGATACTTATTGTTTCCATCGTGATCGCAGAACTTCTGGAACGATTCTTCTGTTTCAGATTCATCGCTGTCGCTTGATTTATCTCCATAGTTTGAGTAAAGCCAAGGACGAGGCTTGCTGAAAAACTCATCCCAATCTTTGTCTATTTCTTCTTGTGTTTTATTCATAGTCTTGGTACTTCCTTTTTGATTTGTGCTAACACGAAGAGCGACCTTACCAGCGCACGCTCAAGATGGTCAACACTTGTTTCACCGTTATTATCTGGACAAGGCGATGACTTGTGCAGTTGCATCTGTGCTGTGGCTAGGTGACGTACAGCACGCGCAATATGGTAATCGTGAGTTGGCCTATCCTTCTCCAGCCAATCGCCGTAACCAGACTTGTCAGAACCTTTGCCCATCACGCGCCACACTATCTCCTGCGCAGCGTTGCCCATCTCTTGGATTGTAGGTGCGGTCACTTTGCTAAACTCCTATAGAATTGGTCCAGTAATCCTTCTAGCCAAAGCACGTCTTGTGGGTCAATCATAACTTCATCCCAGGAGGTGTGTAACCTTTGACCCAAGCCCATACTTTCTGCATCGCGCAGAATGCAATGCCAGCTTGGTAGAGTTCGTCTTCGTCCCACACCTTTGTTTCAAGCTTGGTGGCATCATTTGATGCTAGGACCACCGACACGCAGGCGCATTTGGGATTCTCGCTTGCGGCTCGGTATGCCCAAAGCTGGGCGCAATCCGTATCGTAGAAAGGATCGTACTTAGGATTAACCTTACGATTCTTTAAGTCGATGATAGCGTCACCAATACCGCGTAGCTTGACGTAGGCATCACACCTGCCCGCATACCCTCCGCCGACAAGACCCTTTTCGCACCAGTACGTTTTCTCGACATTCTTTTCTGCCCACTCGCTGAATGTTTTGATGTATGGAGCAAGTGTTTCATCGTTGGATACGGCTCTTCCCAAGAGGATGTTCTCCATTTCGGTGTGCATTTTCGTGCCGTGTTCAGCTGCCTTCGTTGTTGATTCTTTAGAGTCCTTAACCACTCTTCGAGCGTAGGTTTCGAGCGTTTCATCTGCCTCCTTCGGAAGTGTGAGCGAGGACATAATGGCCTGCTCAATCTTCCACGCCGTCAATTGCGGCTTATCCATAATGCCAAGCACGCTGGTTACGGATGGGTACAATCCCATCTGGCGCGCATCGGCTACGGTTGTGTTTCTTTCTTTTCCGTTCTTGCCAATCACAACGTGGGCGGATTCACCCTCGGCTGTGTACCAATGTCCCGCCTGGTCAGTAGCGACCAGACGGGAATTAGTAGGCTCTTTCGCTGTGATTGTAAGAGCCATACAATTTAGAATGGAACTTGGTTGCCGTCTGCATCAAGCTCGACCTTAGTGGCCGTGGACTTGCCAGCAGCGGTAGCAAACTCCTTGGATGCACGGATCTTCTCCTGCAACCAATCGGGCATATCTTGGAACTGCCCAGCCTCACCCTGTTCGATCTCGTAGTACAACTGATCGTTGGTGGTTGTAGCTGGTGCTTTCATGCCCTTGGGCAGCTTGGATGCACCCGCAATGGCGCAATACTGCCGACCCTGCTGGCTGGTCTTGTGGATCAGCGTGAGCATAGCTGGCTTGCCAAGGAGGTTCTTCAAGCTGAATGCTTGGAGTTCCTTGGAGGTGAAGGTCTGGCCTCTCCACTGTTCAAGCAGTTTCCGCAAGCTGGCTTTCTCGCCAAGGCTGCGGGTCTGCTCGATGGAAACGACCATAGGCTTTTGGACTGTGGTGCGTTTGCCATTCTCCTCGACCTCAAACTCATCGGTTTGATCGGGCAACTCAAAGGTCAAGCGGACTTTTGGTGTCCACTTCTCTTGGTTGTCCCAATTGGTTTTCTGGTGGCCTAGGTCAACTAGGCTGTAAAGAACGCCAACAGTTGCGCCAGCTTCGGGCAACTTGCGTTCCATCTTCTGCGATTCACTGATTGTTAGTGCCATTGTAGTATCTCCTTTATTTATTTGGGTTTAGTTTTGGTTGTATGTATGGGGTAAGTTCTTCTTGATTGTGTACCCAAAATCCAGCACCGACTGTGGTTGACATAGGATTGCTTGGTACATACTCGATCTTCACATTGGAAGGCGCGATCTGTCGAGCTAATTCACAAACACTGTCGGCGGTCAATATGACTAGCCACTCTTTGCGTCCATTACGGCGGAAGAATACTGCTGGGATCTTGCCCTTCGGACAATCACGCTTGGATTGCTCCATCCACTCTTCGGGCTTGAGTGCTTGGCAACGCTTGCCTTCGATATGGAAAGGAAAGTTCTCGCAGACTACATCCCCGCTACCGCCTTCTGGATTGCCTGCGTATTGGGCGGTCCTTCTGGCCTTCTGCCAACCCTGCTCCCGCAGGTAGTTTGCTAATTCTCTCTCACCCGCTGCACCTTTAGCCCGACTATTGATTTTGCCCATTGGTTGGGTTTAGCTGTCAACCCATACCAGTGTCGATAAATTATTTAGTTCCGCCAGGTCTTATTAGCTATGCTAATATCCTCATTAAATCGTCTAATCATTGCCATCATGGTCAGCTTCTCTACGATCTTCTTGTTTTTCTTGACCCAAGCCACAGCCTCATCGAAGGATTCTGCATCCTTCAGCCCTTCCTCGAACTTAGCCCAAGCTTCTTTCTCGTTCACAAGCTTTGGAATACACGCCAGTTCTGGCCTGTCGATGGGCAAAGTTTAGTTGTTATGCTTTTGCACTTGGCGATGGGCAACAGCCAGAATAGATCATCGTTCATACCCCAGCA